CCCCGCAATAGACCCGTTGCGTGTTGCATTAAGTCGACCATTGTCGTTAGTCTCAATCCCCGCAGTGGCTCCACTGTCAGCCGTTGTCTTACCCACCAGCAAGTTACCGCTGCTGTCGATGCGCATGCGTTCTGTGTCTACTGTAGCAAATGATAAACTGTCACCTGCGCCTGCACTGTTAAGCTGTAAAACACCCGTGCTTGGGTTCTGTATTTTTAATCTAACATTAGTTCCAGTAAAGAAAGCTATATCGGAGCCACCATCTACCTCTAAAGGAGCAGCAGGCGAACTCGTCCCAATTCCAACCTGTCCGTTGCTGTCGATGCGCATGCGTTCTGAGCTACCTAAAAAACTGGTTGTAGCATCACCACCTGTTGTAAATGAAAGCTCACCACTATCCATGATGATCTTACCAGAGCCAGAGCCATCTATTAAACCGATATTTGCAAACTGATCTGAACTCTGAATATACAAAGCATTGTTATCAGTCCCCATGTCTATATGCAAAGGTACTGCTGGCGAACTCGTTCCGATGCCAACCCGTCCAGAGCTGTCGATGCGCATGGCTTCTTGGAAGTCAAGATTACGACCCGTTGAGAACGCCATAGCGCCACGTCCAAAATCATCTTCTGCAATTACATCAATTTGACCCGAAGTGTGTGGAGGTGTTCCACTGGCATCATTACTCTCAAATTTGATAGAGCCTATAGTTTCTCCAGTTAGTAATCCAGTATCAGTTGACGTTATTTTAATTGCTGCACCAGTGTTGGCAGATACTTCAAGTAACTCACTAGGCGAACTCGTCCCAATGCCAACATTACCAGAGCTGTCGATGCGCATGGCTTCGCCAACGTCACCTGTAGCCCCACCATCATCAGTTAGGAAAGCAAGAGATGCTAAGTTATCGCCCTCCCTAATGTTGCGTATATAGCTATCAGAATTGCCTGTTCTGAAATGAAGCTGTGAGAATGAGTTTGTAGTGGTATCCGTATTTTCTATTTGAATGCCCGCATCATGGGTAGCGTCTGAATATGCAGTGCTATCTGTATACGAAATGTGCAAACTATTGTCAGGCGAAATCGTCCCAATGCCAACATTACCAGAACTATCTAGACTAAAACGTGGCTGACCCGCTGTACTATCATAAACATAAAACTTACCTGCGTAGTTTCCTGTGCCACTGCCTCCAACTCCTAATTCATATTTACGACCAGATGCTCCAGTATTACTAAGTTTAAGTGTAGAATAGTCTCCAGTTCCAGACTTACTTATATCAACTAAGGCTGATGGACTTGTCGTCCCAATGCCCAACCTCTCAGCACTCGCATCCCAGAAGAACTTTGCCGTGGTGCCTGTGTCCTCGTAGAAGCTGATGTCGCCGTTGCCTGCGATTTTGATGCGGTCATTTTCATTGGTCTGAAGGAGCAATGGGTAACTGCCGTTTTTCGTCCTAATAGTTGCGCTTGAACCCGCAGTAAGTAAGTCAAAATCTAATGCTGTATCCGTGTCTTCAAGGCGGATCAATGGAGTTACATTATGGCTAATGAATATATTTGAAGTAAACGTGCTTACCCCATCCACAGTCAGCCCATCGCTGGTCAAAGTACCCGTGATGTCTACGCCTGTGCTGGTGGTGGCGAACTTTGTAGCATTAGCATATCGTAATTCAGCGGCACCACTTGCAGTAAACTCAGCATATTTTGTACTTAAATCAGCAGTATAAAACTGTATTTTATCTGAAGCTGCTAAACGCAAGCGACCTTCGCCTTGATCGCTAATATAACTATGCAACCCATCATGGTAAATCTGTAGGTCAGACCCAGCCCCGAAGATGGCTTTGTCGTTGTCGCCGAAGGACAAGTTACCCGTCATGGTGCCGCCAGATAACTCCAGCTTATCCGTGTTTAGATTTGTAAAGTTGGCATCAACTTCGGCATGGGTAAGCGGTGACCCCTTCCCAGAACGTGTAACAATAGTAGCCATGGATTAGTCCAATCGTATTTTCAGGTTTCCAGCGGAAATGCGAAAGATGTCGCCCGTCTCAATCGTCTTAGGCAAGGCAGTAGTAAAATCGCTTGGATCGGTAAGCTGTGCATATGCAAGCAAATTTCCACCGCTAGAAGCGTCGTAAACGCCAGCGTAAGTCACGGTTCCCCATGAGGCTGTGGCAGTCGGAAACTCAATTGCAGATGTTGTTGCCGCTTCCGTTGGACTTGTGCCGCTCACAGAAAACGTAGCGGTTTGACGCGCGTATGACCCACCAGACACCTCAGTGCCTGCAGCGCTATCGCTAGACGCAGACGTGTGCAGCCCAACGTAAAGTGTTGATGGCGCGGTATAGGCGGCGCCTTCGAACACATGCCCCAGTATCTTATCTTCAAGATAGTCTGTAAAACTCATTAGTAACTCCTAAGATGCATTCGCAAGCCAGACTTCTGGCTCATGGCTTTTTCTGACGATAGATTAACACTATCAAGAGCAGATTGATATAGGTTCGCCCAGACGGGTATTCTCGCGTCCTCACCCAAGAATGGCGCCGTATGCATCAACGTGCCATACAGATAAACGTCCGGCGCATCCTGCAGTAGCCAGTTGTATGTGTTGCTATCAGACAGAGCCTCGTTCTTTGCGTAATACAATAGCTCCGCAGTGTATGCCGTGTCTGGCGTTGGATACACCTCAAACGCGCCATCGCTCATTGTGAAATAACGCGGGCGCCCTGTCGTGTTTAACGCATCCACGCGCTTGCTGATGATTTCAGCGTGGCTTACTTGTGTGAGTTCAAACGTATTGCCCTCGCTCAAGTAAAAGCGAATGCTCTCTAGCCAGTCAGTCGGCACACGCGAATACTGATCGTCTAGCTGAACTGTCGCGCGCTTTTCCATTTTCCAATGGCGAACCTTGCGCGCGATGTCTGCTTCCGCCAAGTCAATAAACGTATCAATCGTCTGATCGATGTCAGGCTTATTGATGAAGTTTCTAACTTGGTCTTTGAGTTCCGCGTATGTCGATGGCATGTGTCACCTTATGCGTTGTTTGCAGCGTTGCTAACAGCAGCCAATGCAGATTGTTGAGCAGATGCAACGTCAGCAGGCGCAGACAATGAGAAGCCAGCAGATTTAACGTCATCAAACGATAGCGTCTGCTGCGACTTGACTGCCGCCATAACTTGCTGCGACACTGTGTTGTTGAACACCTGATAACGCGCGTCATCCATTAGGAATGGCGTTGCATGTAGCAATGACGTGTAAAGATACACATGCGGCGCATCTGTCAGAAGCCAGTTTGTGCCGTCTGACGCACCCGAACGCAAAGACGGAATGCGCTGGTAGTAGTCAATGTCAATCGACAGAGAGCCAGACGGTGACGGCGTTACAACCATTTCACGACCAATGATTGCAAAGAAGCGCGGGTTTGCCGCAGAACGTGTGCGTGTGCGGCGTAGCATTGTAAGCTGCTGCGGCGTAATTTGCTCTAACGGCTCATCCTCAGTAGACGCGACCTGCGCGTACACGACCTCTAGCGCATCCGCTGGCAACGCGGCGCGACCAGATGTGATTGCAGTTGTATTTGACGCAACCATGTCAGCGCTACGCAGCACGTCGTTTAGAGTGCTTTCCGCTAAATCAATAAAGTCTGGGATTTTTTCATCAAGGTCAGCGCGGTTTAGCCAATCCCCGATTGCAGTCTTTAAATCTGCGTAGGTTGTAATTGCCATGTTAAACTCCTAAGATTGGCTATTTATAGCATATATATTACTATATGGTCTACCACTTCACTTTGTTGGCCCAGTAAGCCGCAGACATCTTGCCCTTGGCTATGTTTTTCGCATGGCGCGCCTTAAAAGACTTAGCACGCTTTGTCATAGTTTTATCGCCCGTCTTGCCTTGCTGGCCAAAGCGAATGGTCTTAACCTTATCGCCTTCTTTTGCCACAACTACGTGTGACTTAGTGGCGTGGCTTGGAGTGCGCTTGGGCTTATTATAACCCGATACTCCAGCGCGGGCGAGGCGGGGGTCTTTAGTCACGTGGGTAGCGCCCTGTGTTTAGATATTCCAAATAATCCGCATAATCTTGCTGCACGACGGGAGAAAGAAAATCCCTATCCTGAGCAAATGCAAGTAAACTCGGCACTGATGGATTGTAGTTTACCATAGATGGGACGGCTTGGTTTTTGCTAAGAAGGCCAGTTTCTTCGCTAGCTGCGCCAGTCGGAGCTGTGTAGCCTTCTATGTATGGCATACTCATGCTTGGATAATCTGAAGCCTGTGGGGTGCGAAATGCAGTAGCGCCTTGCTGATCACGCGGATCAGATAAATCTTGCTGAAGGCCACGCTGGCGCTCAATGTCTGCTAGCGCCGCGGAAAGAAGACTGTTTTCTTTTTCGGAAGTCTCTGCGGATGAAGTCAAGGGAGCTGCTTTTTCGTCCCTTACAACCTTAGCAATCCGCTCAACATTCCCCTGAGCCTCAAGCGGTTTAGCAAAAAGATTGCCCAGCATCGAAACTAAGCCACCACCCTCAAACTTATCGCCAGATGCGCCTGCACCGCCGCCATCTAACATATCCAGCAAGCCAGTAAAGCGTTTGCCTGTTGCGGCCCTGCCACCAAGCCTTTCCTCTAATCTACCACCGCCTAGCGCATTAACAGCGCCCAAGCCAGCTAATAAACCTAATGCCTGTCCTGCGTTCATTTCTTCTTACCTTTTTTCTTTGCGCCAATCTTCTTTAGGTCTGCGCCAGTAATTTTCTTGCGTGGTGGGGCCACTGCGGCTAACTTTTTTTGCTTTGGGCTATACTTAGAATACGGCATTAGGACCTCACCTGCTTTTCCCATTCATAACACTTAACCTGCATGATTGTATACGTTGGATATTTCATCTGCAAAGATGGAACTCCGTTCTGCATAAAATCAGCAATACATTCATTCTCATCAGCATACGCAGGCCCACCGACTGCAAAGCAGTAATTCTGGGCGCACAAGAGAACAAACGCGGTAAACATTACATCACTTCTTTACTTTCTTCTTAGCTGTCTTAGCAGCCTTCTTAAATGCTGCAGCAGTTGGCGCACCTTTTGCACCAGCTTTGCGCATCTTTTCGCCAGAGCCTGCTGCAATTCTCTTACGCTTTGCATGAATATTTGCATAAAGACCCTTTGGCATTACTTCTTAGCCTTAGCCATGCATTTACCCTTACGCTTGCACGCCATAGGTGTTGGGCAACCTTTGCACGGTTTAAAACCAGCTTTGCTTCCCATTTTCTTTCCATACGCCATAGCTAACTCCTTTTGCTGCAAACGTATCACATTACGCTATTCCACGCAAATTCCTTCAATATACGCTACTATTTCTTATGACCACTTCACCTTCGCCAAAATCTCTAATTAAGTCTGGAGTTACTAAGATGTCTGACTTTTTAACCTTGTACGCTTTTAACTTGGGCGAACCTCTGCCTTTATTCCAAGGAAGATTTAAGTCAGGGTTGTAGCTTGGATTAAGAGTAAATGATGAAATGCCATCTCTTTTATTTAGCTCTCCAGCGCGATACACCGTAATCTCGTCAGGCAAGTTTGACAGCTTACTTTGGGTTTGCTGATAAAGATAATTTTTAACTTCGTTTACTGCAGAAAGTGGCGCGGCGTCCGCTATTTCACCTTTCCCCCTCAACTCTCCAAGTAAGTCAGCCGCATGGCTGTCATCTAAAAATATTTCTTTTAAAATGTCAGGGCGATCAACTGCAAAAAGCAGCCCTACATCCCTTGACTTATTTGCAGCAAGAGTTTGACCAATATTGCTCGCCCTACTTGGTGTTGATAGTAAGCCACCTCCAAGCATAGAAAAGCCAGCAGTGCCAAGTGCCTCGTTTACCATATCTCCTTGCGGTATATTTCCCTGATAAGCTGCTGCGGGGGCATCAATAGCCCTAGCCATTGGAGCCAACAAACCAGAAAGCATTGGGGCTATGCCTTCATATCTTAACGTATCTAAGCCAGCAACTGGCTCTTTTGACAAAAGCCCACCAAGAACTGGCCTGCGCCCCTCTCTTGCTAAAGCCGCATTACGGGCATTTACTAAGTTATATAAGCCAGAAAACGCGCTTTGCTGCTCACGCCTGCGCCTAATGTCGCCAGAGTTAGCCATTCGAACCTCAAATTAATTTTTAAAAAAACCTAGCACATTACGCTATTCCACGCAAATTCCTTCTAATTTCACCCCGCCAGCTATTAAATGCACCAGATAAAGCAGTTGCAGCGTCACTCGCCATCGTCAAGCACAGCGCATCAGCCAAGTCAGGCGAGGTTAAGCCACGCTTGCGCATCTCATCCTTACTCTCAGCTTTCA